CTAGCCCACAATTTCCGTGCCATCCTTGAAGTAAAACACCATCCTCCCGTCCAGCATTACCCCAATCTTCTCCACCGACACCGCCCATAGCTTTTCATCGAATTCCTCCAAAACCAGCGGGCATGATTCAATACCCCTGACAAAACCCTCAAGCATCAGGAATTTGCTCTGCCGTTCACGCTTCAGCTTCTCAAGTTCCGCTATCCGCTCCGTGGCCTTGCGGTGCCGCTCCAGATAGCCGCTGTTGCGCTCACTCCACTCATCTTGGCTGACAGAAACCCTCGCGCTCTCGTAGATTGCCTTTTTCGACAACTCTGTGACCACCTCGATTTCTCGCCTAAGTTCCTCAAGTTCACCATCAATCTCCGAGTAGTCGCATAAAACCTGCTGTGCGAGGCGGCAGTTGGTGAGCAGTTCCTCCCGGCTGCCCATCAGAGTGTTGAACGCCACCAGAAATCGCTGTTTCACATCATCCTCAGTTACGTGCGGAGTTTTACACTTCTTGCCGCCCTTGTACTTCTCATTGCACCGCCAGATGATCCGGCGATATTTGGTGTTTGAACCCCAGACCTTGGAGCCGTAAAACCCACCGCAATCGCCGCAGACAATCTTCGCTGAGAAAGGGCTGCCGCAACCAGACGGCCTGCCAAGACCCTTGCGCCGCTCAATTTCCGCCTGCACCGCATCGAATTCATCCGGCTCGATAATGGCAGGGTGGCTGTTCTGGACATAATACTGCGGAACCTCTCCCTCGTTGCTCTTCCGCATTTTTGTCAAGAAATCCACAGTGAATTTCTTCTGGAGAAGCGCATCGCCCTTATATTTCTCGTTGCCCAGAATGCTCTTTACCGTAGCAACCTGCCAGGTCTTTTTTCCCGCAGGTGATGGAATACCTTGTCCGGCAAGCTGCCTAGCAATAGCAGATGGTGTTTTGCCCTCTACGAACAGCCGAAATATCATGCGTACAATCAGAGCCTCGGACTCCACAATCTGAGGCAGTCCGTCCTCGCCCTTTTCGTAGCCGAGGAACTGACCGTATGGCAAGTTAACCTTACCATCCGCCATGCGCTTGCGCTGACCCCAGGTGACATTCTCTGAGATGGAGCGGCTTTCTTCCTGCGCAAGGCTCGACATTATCGTGATGAGCAGTTCGCCCTTGCTGTCCAGCGTGTAAATGTTTTCTTTTTCAAAGTAAACCTCCACGCCTTTTTCCTTAAGCTGACGCACCGTCACAAGGCTATCCACCGTATTCCTCGCAAAGCGGCTGACTGATTTTGTGATGATCAAATCAATCTGCCCGTCCAATGCATCGGCAACCATCTGCTTAAAACCGTTGCGCTTCTTGGTATTTGTAGCACTGAGACCCTCATCCGTGTAGACCCGTACAAACTCCCAGTCGGCACGTTCCTTGATGTACTTGGTGTAATAGTCTACCTGCGCCTCGTAACTGGTCATTTGCTCTTCGCTGTCGGTGGAAACTCTAGCGTAAGCCGCAGCTCTTCGCTTGGCGGATAGTGGCGCACCATGGGCAGAGTGGTGGCGAACGCTTGCCGGGATAACCCTTACGCTTGACGCCATTTTACTGCCTCCCTTTCGCTTTTTCACAAGCCGCCTGGCGCATCTCAATCGTCCAGCTTTCCCGTCGTGACCTGTCCTGCCAGACCTTTTCTATTGCATGGCCGTCGCAGAACTCAAAGAGCAGTGTGTTAAACTCCGTTACCCTGATTTCCGCAATTCTTTCTTTGAATATATCAGCCTCAAACTCGTCAAGACCGAGAACCTCGGCACCCGTTGAGCAAAGCACAGCTTCCGGTATTTGCTTAGCGGGGCAGGCTGCTTTACCCTCCTGCAAATAGCTTGCACACTGCCAAGCGGCTTTTTCACCACTACTTTTCCGCTTATACTTCTTGCCGCAGTTCACGCAGAGGATAACACCGCTGAAGGGGTATCGGCTACCGGTATCACCCTTTGTGCCGCAAGACCTGCGCCGCTCCTCCATGACTGCCTGCGCTCTATCAAAGGTTGCCGCGTCAATGATGGCAGGGTGAGTTCCTTCTGCAAAATACTGCGGCAGAGCGCCCTTGTTCCAGATCTTCCTTTTGCTCAGATGGTCGGCTACATATTTTTTCTGTAGCAGTGCGTTTCCAGCGTATTTTTCATTCTTGAGGATAACGATCACGCGCTCAGCATCCCAAGTAGCGCCGTGCACGGTAGCCACATTCATATCTTTTAGCTTCTTTGCAATTTTGCCGCCACCCATGCCGCCGATATAGTCCTCAAAAATCATGCGGACAACGGCGGCTTGCTCTGTGTCGATCTCCACCTTGCCCTTAACAATTCGGTAGCCAAACATAAATCTGAGTCCAGCAAGTTCCCCATTTTCAAACTGTTTACGAATACGCCATTTGCAGTTCTCGCTCGCCGAGAGGCTTTCCTCTTGAGCATAGGACGCGAGGATAGTCAGCATAAGCTCACCGTCTCCGCTCATGGAATGGATGTTCTGCTCCTCAAAATATACGTCAACACCAAGCAGTTTCAGTTCGCGTACAGTCTCAAGCAGCGTCACCGTATTCCTGGCAAAGCGCGAGATTGACTTGGTGATGATCATGTCAACTTTTCCGTCCCTGCAGGCGGCGAGCATGCGCTGGAGTCCCGGGCGACTGTCTTTTGTTCCCGTCAGCGCTTCGTCCGCGTAGACTCCGGCATATTCCCAGTCTGCCCGACGCTGGATCAGTGCGCTGTAGTAGCTGACTTGAGCAGCAAGCGACTGGAGCATCGCCTCCTTGCCGCTTGATACTCGGGCATAGGCGGCAACCCTCTGTCTTTTTGCAAGGGATGGCGCCGCAGGGACTGTTTTTGTGATGACTCGCCCCATAAAAGGCCTCCGTTCCGTTTATAACATATTCGCTCTAAACGCCCGTAATATCAAGTACTTTCAGCGATATATGCTACACGGAGAAAGGCCGTATTTACAGGCTATTGCCGCATCGATTCTTGTCAGTTCTTCCTCGGTGATGACGCCACCGGCAAGCCATTTTCCAAAAACCACCATTGCCGTCCTGTAGTGGATGATCGCCTGTTCCTTACTCATAATGCGCCGCCGCGCATTTGCTTGATTTTTTCTTTCTGCTGATACTTCATTAGACTGCCTCCTCCGAAGGCGAGTGTGCCTTCGCTATAAGTCAGCAAAAGGTGTCAAATCGGCTGGTCCGGGTGCAAAAAATATGACCCGCAGCACGAAGGAAACTTCGCACCATGGGTCATAGTTCTGCTCTCGGACTACTTGGGAATTTTGAGTTTCTGCCCCGGAAATAAGACCTCCGAGGTCAGCCCGTTTAGCGCCCTGATCTCAGGATGCCGTGCGCCGCTACCAAGCCTAGCCGCCGCAATCTTCCAGAGCGAATCACCCTTTACCACGGTGTAGATATCATAACCCGGAGCAGTAAGTGCATTCCTCACATCAGCCCGGAAACTGTCCATGCTCTCAGCGTGACGCACAAACCAGTGCATCACGTCGGCATGGTTGCTGGCGATTCCCAAGCGGTGGCCCTCTGAATGGCTGATAATGTTTTGCTCAGTCAAGCCATAAAGCTTGCAGAGATGCACACATAGCTCCACCGCCTCGTCATAAACCTGCTTAAAATATACAGCCCCCATCAGGTTATCCTCACATAGCTCAAACGAGATATGCGTGTCGTTGCCGGAGCCTCTCACGCCTCTGCCACAGTGCCAGCCGCGATGATTCCACGGCAGCGTCTGATAAGTGGCAATCGAGCCATCCGCAAGTCTCCCGATAAAGGCATGGACGCAGACCTGCCTGCCCCCGGGCCTGTCCTGATTCCAGTGGTTATTGTGCCGGTTTCTCCCAAGCAGCCCGTCGTCTGGCCCTACGTAGCGACGCAGCCATGGGTTATTTGCCCCGGTCGAATGGATCATAAGACCTTGCGGCACAATCGTTCTGCCCGCCTTGAAGCAGGCGTTGTTTGTGAGAATTATCGTGCGCAGATTCATTGCATTTCCTCCTCGTTTAATTGCTTCAGGACTGCTTTTAGTTTTCGAGGAAGCGGCAGCCCGATATGTGTTGCGTTTTCCAGAATCGAAATGCCTTCATTGCTCAGGTAAAAGAAAATCACCGCATTTCTGATTGCACTGCCATCACCCAAAACTTGAGTATCAAGCATGTGCCCAAGTCCAACAAGTGCAAAGATGAGCACCTTTTTAAAGATACCTTTTGCGCCAATTTCACTTGAGAGCCTCTTGTCTATGACGGCACACATCAAACCTGTCAGGTAATCAATCCACACAAAAACAATTAAGGCATACAGAAAACCGTCAAAGCCTCCGAGAAACCAGCCCAGATAACCACCGATTACGGTAAACGCCGCCTGCATTGTGTTCCAGATAGATTTCAATGTTTTAACCTCCGTTTCTAATAAAAGAACGCCCGCCGTCTCTGCAGCAAAGCGTTCTATCAAGCCAATCTTTACGAATAATACCCAAGCCTAAACGAGCCGGTTAATACAACCGCTTGACTTTGCTCGTACTGGCAATGCGTCCAGCTATTTTCATAATATACTCACTGATTTGGGCTTTACCAATCTGTCCGCCGGAGTCTACTACAAATTCTGTAATAAAACCGGGTGCTGTTTTCCCAAACTTATGAATTACTGTCGTTATAGTTCCAAGCAGTCTAACTCCACCCGGGCCAAGGATCCTGGCTGCATCCCCCGGCTGCAGGTGCGGCCGCCAAGGTCCAGTGAAAGTTTCTATGATTCCAATTTGAGAAAGCCTGCCTGATAGCTCTTCGGTATACTCTGTGGCATCTTGGAGAGTGGTATTCTGTGCGATAGGAACATATAGCGTTTTCTTTCTGGCCATGGCAAAACGGAAATCCACATCTCTGTAAACTTTTATAGAGAAATCATCATTGTGGACACAAACCCGGGAATAGGCATGTTCGTCATCACGAGCGACAGCTCGGCTAAAAACATCTTTTTCTCTTTCAAACGAGTAAGTTCCCGGTTGTGTAAAACGTAAATCATCTTTTCTTCCAATGCCTATGGTACCAGTCAGCTCTTCTTTAATTACCCAGTTGCGCACAGTTTTTAACAATTCCACTAAACCCTCATAGATAGCCATATCAGGCGGGAATTCCATTCCAACATCGAAAGTTGTCTCACCCACCCAGAAGTCTAAAATGCCGGCGTTTTCCAGCACAGCTTGAAAGGTTTCATGCAGCCTCTTTTTAGGGAAGATTCTTTCGTCATCGAACCTTTGATCCTTTAATAGCTTTCCTGTAGTGTTTCGACCTTCAAGGGTAGCTATGGCATCAGTTGCGCTCATCTTATTTCGATCCACAAAAAAACGTCCCATTGGATAGGGAGCGCTATTTCCTGCTCGAAACTTGAATGTAATGCTAGCCCCGGGAACAAGAAGAGTATCATGTTCTCCACTTACGTGTTGATTTGGGTTTTCTAAAGTAAGTGTGAACTGCGCCACTGGATTATCTTGACGAAGTTCAATGCTACCGCTCACAAGATATTCCGATAATTTTTGATGGAAATTTAGAACGGCTAGGCGGTGCCGAACTAATCCACTCTCTCCTTCCTCGGTCGGGTTTTTCCACATCACCCAGACGTTGTTACCTGTATAGTAGCGTAGCCGTAAAAACTCTACAGCCTCGTCTGTGCATGCAAGAATCGGTTGCGTGTATTCCAGGTCTGCCCACTCTCCGTTTTGCGTCTGCGCGCTTTTAGCCATGATTTTCCCCGTGGCGGCGTTTATAAAAAAGACCTGAAAGACATTGTCTGGGCTATGAAAGCCGCAGGGCTGCGTGCCGACTCCTACGTGCTTGCTGTGCTCAAAAGCTAAATCCAAAGCCGCCACTTCCCTCCTGTGCTGCTCTTAGCCAAACTGGATAGTAAATCCCAGGTCTAGGACGAAATCGCTTGATTTGGGAATGTGGTCCACCGCGTAGTCTGCCGTAATGGCTGCTCCGGGTGCCGGCGGCGTCGAAAAAATGATATTATCTGGCATGAGTGCAAGAAGGGCTACTTCGGCAATGCCTACCACGTCAGGCGAGCCGGTATTGCCTTGCCAGAATAAAGTTGTTACTCGAAGCCGATAGTATCGGTAGGAAACCGGCGTAAAGGTGAAAGTTCTTGTTTCACTCTGCGTCGCCATCGCGCCTGAAAAAATATTTATCCAGGGTCCGGATAGGTCAGATGCGCCTTGCAGAGTAAAATCGCGTATGCCGGTTGCGTTTGCTGTTGGGTTGTGTATTCGAAGTGTGCCCACCATTACTGTCAGGTTTCTCTCATCTGGGATAAAGTCTATCAAAATGGGCAAAGGGTAATCGCTTCGCCTTGATTGCCACTGGTTATCAAATCCTGTCAGTCCGTCTGTTATCATGTGAGCCCGAGCCTGCTCGTCTCGTGGGCTAACGATTACCCGGCGATATAAGATAATATTGTCCCCGGGCCGGTCGCCGTAGTGAATGGTTGGAGTTGTCGTCACTCCGTCTATCTTGACTACAGCGCTTCCAGGCCGCACTTCTCTGCGGTTAAAAGAGAAGCCGTTTCTCACACCGTCGCCGGTCCCAAGGTTCTCTCCGGTAAAAACCCGTCCTTCCCAGACACCGGTTATTGGCATAATCGCCCGGAAAAGGTTTACCACGCCGACCTCTTTTATTACCTCATTCCCCACCGTTGTCCCAAATCTTGTCACGGGCGCAGAGACGCGTCGGCTTGCCACATCTTGTACCCAGTTGCCAGCAGCCACGCTCCCCACGCTCTGGCTGATAAAGTTTCCTGTATTTGTGTTAGCTGGCCAGTCTTTGACGCCGACATGAAAAGTTTTCGAAGGGGCGGCTCCGCCAAAGAGATAATTTAGCAGGCCGTTATTATTTGGGAAGTTCGTTAGGCGCAGGGCTCCGTCTGGAAAATCTGCCAGTTGAATAAAAATCGTTGCGTAGATGGTAACTAGGTCCGTGTCTCTTTTGGTGAGGGAGATTGGGTTTCCCTCGGAATCTTCGAGCATAGCATGCGTGACTAGGTTGTTGTTGCTGCCGCCAAATGCTACGCCGACCTCCCGCAGTGTCTGGCCGACAAATTCCTCTGGGTTTAGGATAATCCGTCTGGTCCACTTTGATGTCGGAAATGCCATTACTGTTTCGTGCGTTTGGGCCGCCTTCGTACCAAGATGGCTAAATAATGTTGTCCTGCTCGCCGCAAGCTCTCCGGTTCCCGTCCCAAAGTGTATGTTTACAAAATAAGTGCTAAATGCCACTAGCCGGGTATACATTTGGCTCAGGATAATGTTGTAGGCCCAAACTTCCTGCTTCAACTTGCCCGTCTTGCTGTCTTTGACCTCTATCTTGAACTCGTTGTGAACTTTTACCTGTGTGAGAAATTCCATTTTTCTTGGCCTCCTTTTTAGGGGGTCAGGTCGTTAATGTTTGTCAGCACCACACTAAATCGTGATAGTGACGCACTGATGGTTTCTGCCCGGTACCTGTCGTGGTGGGTAATGGAAAGAAGATTTACCGTTACGCTAGCAAAGCTTGCCTTGATCATCTCGTCGGCATAGCCTTCCGGCGGAGCTATATCAGGCATAAAGAACCGGCTAAAAGAGGCCACCCACATCTGGCACCCACCAGGCGCTATGTGATGAAGGCTTCCCAGGCTAGCGTTATAGGTCACGGTAAGCCCTTTGTTCGCCGCAGAAAAATTGCTTACCGCAAGGGCTATGGTGTTTGGGGCTACTTTTGCTGTCGCGCTCACCGCATAGTTGCCACCGGCGTCGCTTACGGTGAATGCTCCCTGTTGACCGGCAAGGTCGCCTGCAAGCTCTACGTCAAATTCAATAAAAATGCTGAACTCGTCAGGGTTACTAATCTCCAAAACGGCCGGTACGACATGCGGGCAGAGCATAATTTGTGCGGATGCGACTGCCGCCTGGATGGTTTCGTGCGGAGCAGCGGCATTGATGTGCTCAATTGGAATGAGGCCTACTGTGAAGTCTCTGATCTGACCCGCTATGGTATGGTCGTCGATTGCCATGCCGGCCCAGTTCCGGGATGTCACCACATGGTGAATCATGCCGTTGCTCTCTCCCAAAAATCCCAGGCGATAGTCGTTTGTTCTAAAGAGCGACACGTTTTGGGCTGGGCTTGGCAGAAGTGATACTGCCCGCGCGATTTCCCAGACTAATGTTTCGTCAGATTGCTGTGCGTAGGTTCGGTACCAGATTTTGTTGTTTTGGATGTATGCCACGACTAGGCCATGGTCTTGATTTGTGAGGATGACGTTCTTCCAGCCTCGAAGAACCGCCACCCTCGTCACGCTACTGGTTGCCAGGGTGAGAGGCTGGCCGTGTTGTCCTTGCTGGACAATCAGGGCGCCTCCCGGCGTCACGTATGCTATCCACGGCTCCCCGCTTGAAACCTTCGCCCATCGCCTAGTGGTGTCGTAGTAGATCCCGGTCCTGTCCGTTATGAATTTCCACCAGCCATCAAAGTCGATGCCGATGTCTGTGGCTGGCCCGATTGTGTAGCGGTAGGTCCACGTCTCATTTGGGGCCGGAAAGTATGGAAGGGTGGCAACACGGGCTTCCCCGTTTTGGACATATGCCATTACAAGTTCCGACGGGTCCAGGTTCGAGTCTTCTCTCCGGACCGCTATTTGAAATGGGCCAAGAGAGCTGCCAGTCCGAATGGTTACCGGAGCAAGCAGTGTTCCCTGAGTGATGAAGCGCTGCGTTTTTTGTGCCACGATATCCATCCATGGATCGGCGCCCTCGTAGATGGTCTGCATCAGCTTTTCGATTTTTTCCTCTAGAGCAAATGGTATAGAGCGCATGGCCTACACCGCCCCTTCTTGCTGCACTGTCATATTGGTAGAAAAATAGTTTCTAAACTGACTAATTTGCCTCACATGCTCACCACCTCAAACTGCCGGCTGAAAACATCTCACTAAAAGCTTGGCGGTAAAGATACCCTTAACTCTGCTTATTTTCTCCCAGCTTGGGGCTTCCGCGATAAGACCCGTCCATGTATCAATCCCGTCGCTCACATTGACCGGTTCGCCTGTTACTTGGCACCTGTCGATAAGCTCTTTGCCTGCCTTGTCTACCCATAAGTCAACATCAATAACCTCTGTTGCGCTGCCGATTGTCTGCACATGAGGCAATCCATCAAGTGTGGTATGCCAAATCTGCCGCGCCTCAAAGCGGCGGAGTGTTTTTACGTAGCGTGTGATAAGCGTATTATCAATCTTCCACATTCCAACCGGCACCCCATCACCTCCTGTTGCTTCTGCGCAGCTCGTCCATGACTACGTCAAGTGCGCCGATAAATTCACCCTGATTGTTCACACCTCGAATTGTGATTTCGCCTGAATGCACATGCCCGATTTGCGCATTTGTACCTGCCGCGCCAAAGCCAACCGGCACCGCCCTCTGCATATCGCCGCTGATGCGTGACATAGCTTGCTCAAAGCCAACGCCGATGCCGGCCGCCATGTCACCACCGATGCCGGCGAAGAGCAGAGAAGGACTCCTGATGCCAAAAAAACTTCTGATACCGCCCACAATGCCGTTCATAAAGCCTGCGATTTGAGCTCGAATCCACGCGCCCATGTCAGATATGCCCTGCCACAAGCCTCTAATCAAGTCGCCGCCCACGCGCGCCATTTGGTAAGCAGAGCCGGAGAAGGCATTGACCAGTCCTGACATAATTTGTGGCACCGCCCCAACTATCCTCGCGATAATCACCGGCAAGTCCCGAATGAGCGAACCAAACACCCGCACACCTGCTTGCGCAAGCAGAGGAGAGCTGCCGACAATGCCGCCCACAAGCGCCGCAACAATCTGCGGGATTGCCGCTGTGATTGCCGTAATGATCTCCGGCAGCGCAGCAACCAGCGCGACAAGAAGCATAATGCCTGCCTCAATTAGCTGCGGGGTTGCGGCGACTAGGAACGACACTAGCGCATCTATAATTTTCGGCAGTGCAGCAACCAGTTCCGGCAAAGCGGTCACTAGCCCTCGTGCCAAGCCAAGAATAATCTGCAGAGCTGCGTCGAGTACAAGCGGCAGATTCTTTGTCAGCGTCTGTGCAACAAGGCCAACGGCCTCCACAATCGCCGGGATAAGACGAGGCAGCGCGTCGCCAATGCCGCCGGCAAGCGTGGCAACCATCTTTACTGCCGCCTCCACAAGCGCGGGCAGCGTGTCAATAATGCCATCTACCAGAGCAAGCACAAGCCGCAGCGCACCGTCAGCCAGGCCGGGCAGAGCCGCGACTAAGCCATCTAGCAGCGTCATGATGATCTGCGAGGCGGCATCGGCAAGCACCGTAATATTATCTGTGATCGCGCTGCCAATCGACGTGACGATATCCATGCCAAGCCGGACAATATCAGGCACCGTTTTCATGATGCTATCCACAATGCCGCCGACTGTAGTGCCGACAACCTCGCTGACTCTCGTCCAGTCGCCCCCTGCTTCGTTTAAGCCTCGCGTAAATTCACCAAGTAGACCGACGCCATCGCCTGCAAGCACTTGCAGCTGCGGCAACAGCACCATGCCAAGCGCATTTCTTGCAGCACCGGCGCCTGCTGTGAGCCTCTGGACAGTATCATCAAACGCGCCAAGGCTAGCGAGTGCATCTTCACTCATCACAGCACCCATCTGCCTTGCTTCTTCGGTAAGCGCTGCAATACCGTCGGAGCCTTGCGCGATAAGCGGATTTAGGTCAAGTGCCGATTTGCCAAATAGCTGCATGGAGATAGCGTTGCGCTCCGTCTCGTCTTGCACACGACCAAGCGCGTCGATGGTTTCCCAGTAGACCGTCTCCGCATCACGAAGATTGCCGTTTGAATCTGTCACCGAGACGCCAAGCGCCTGATACGCCCCTGACTGTAATTTCGCCCCTCTGCGTGCTGCGTCCATCGCTCGCACGTTTCTTGCCATGCTGCCGGTCAGCGTTTCAAGCGGCACGTCCACAAGCTCGGCAGCATATCTGTATGCCTGCAGCGCGTCTGTGCTCATCCCGGTGACTGTGGCTGCGGTAAGTATTTCATCGGCATACGTTGCAGCGCCTACGGACATGCCGGCAAGCGCCCTGCCTGCAGCAGCAGCGGCAACGCCAACGGCAACAAATGCAGCGCCCATCGCTATGCCCACGTTTTGCAGTGTGCCCCTCAATCTGTCAAACTTGGAACCTGCCTCATCCGCGTCTTTGCCTGTTTTGTCAAGTTCGTTGCCAAGCTGTTCTGTTTGTGTTTCTAGGTCGTTTGTTTCCTTTGCGGCATCTTCTAGGGCATTACTCGTGTCGCTTAGCTCGCGCTCCATGTTAAGGAGCGCGGCGTTTGCCTTATTTAGCTGTATTTGCCACTCTTGTGTGCGCTTGTCGTTTTCACCAAAGGAGGCGGCGGCGTTTAATAGGGCGGCGCGGAGGACATCCGTCTTTTTCCTCTGCTCGTCAATCTCTTTGCCAAGCACTTCTTTTCGCGCGGTTAAGGCCTCGACTGACTTGTCGTTTTTGCCAAACTGGGCAGACACAAGCTCCATTTCGCTGCCTAGGACCTTAAAAGAGCGGTTGATATCCTGCATGGCGGTCTTGAATTCCTTTTGGCCTTCTACGCCTATCCGCAGGCCGAAATCTGCCACGCAGCGCACCTCCCTTCCAATTTCCTATATTCCGTAGGGAACTAAATTTTCAATGAATATTTCTTTTTTCTGTTTCGCCAGCCCTAGAAACTGCTTGTGGCACTCCCACAAATCAAGCAAGAGGCCAAGCGGCATGAGCCACGTTTCATCTTCTGTGCGGTTTAAATGAACTGTACCGTAATAGAGAAGCCGGGTGAACAACTCATCGTCGCTTACCCGGCTTCCGTGTTTTTTGGACTGTCCTCGCTTGCAATGCTGCGCTTCGTGCCCTTAAACATTGCTTCGGTGATGGCGGCTTTGTATTCTGCCAAGTCTAGCGGTGTGGTTAAAAGCTCCACCGCTTCTTCGCTCAGAAGCTCTTGCCGGCTTTCCTTGTTTTTGAGGTTGTGGATGAGGATGGACTGGTTCGCGAGCAGCGTAATCAGCCAAATGATCTCATCAAGCGCCAGTTCAAAGTTCTCGGCTTGCATCAGCTTTTCGCCTAGATTCTCTAAGCCTCCGTAGCGTCTTGCAATCTCTTTTGTGGCGCGGGTGGTCAGCACCAGTTCATAGTCCGCACCGCCGATATTGATATTTGCACTTCTTTCGTTATCCATAAACAATTACCCCCCCTATGGCGTATATGCCGGTTCGTAAACCAACGTATACCAAGCATTTATCGTGGCCGGCAATACGCTTGCATCATCCTCGTTTACTTCAGCTTTCCAAGGATGCTGTCCTCTTGAATCTGCTTTGTTTCGCCTAAGCACCGTACCTTCGATGGAGGGAGTAGAAAATGTGATTGAGTCACTTTTCGTTTCCAAATTCGTAGGCGGGATGCCAAACTTTACGCGATAGAGCCAGAAGTATCTATACTTGCCATTTGCTTTCTTTGCCCTAAACCCTACCGCCACAGGCATCCCGACATCCTCGCTGCTTGAAATAAGCACACCTTTAGAATCCACAGTTGCACCAGTCAGCGCTGCAGCAACAGCACGGCCGATACCATCCACGCTCAGCGTTAATGTACCGCTTTGGAATTCCTTTACTACCTCCACAGCGCCGTCGTCGGCATAAAGCGTCGCTTCGGCAAGCTCGATGGAGAGCTCAGCTGAGATCGCCTTTGCCAGCATTAGCGGCGTGCCGTATGTTTCGTTGCCGTTTGCCGCCTCTGTGATCGGCGCGTAGTAGAGCCGGTCAAGACCGATTGTTGCCATAATCATTCCTCCTGCAGTTCGTATTCTTTTGCCACATTTACGGAATAATGGTGGTAGCCCGTGTCCTCCTCGTAACCGAGGTAGCGCCGGCTGGTGACAGTGAAGTTGTTTTGTAGCAATGCGGCTACAAGCTGATTTTTCCGCCGGGTGTAGCTGCCCTTGCAAAAGAGCGACAGCCGCGCTTCCTGCACCTCAAGCCCCGGAACGTCGTCGGCGTGAACTTCAAAAATGTCCAAGAGCGGTGTAATGACGACGTACTCATCCGGAGCCTTGCCGCTAAAGATGCCGGTTTCAACTGCGATTACGCCGGTTAAAAGCGCATTTAGTCCGGCTAAAATGCTCACAAGCTCTCCACCTCCAGCTCAAAGGCCTCCGTCATCGTCTTGATGACTAATTTTCTAGAGGTGCTTCTTGCCGGGGCTAGAAACGGTTTTGCGGGTTGTCCGTGTTTGCCATGTTCAATAATATTTGCGAGCATAGCGTTGCTTAGGCCATCGCGCCGAGGCTCGGAAAAACCGACTTTGATATTTAGCGTGCCGTCTCTGCTGAGTTTGACCGGCGATATGCCTAGTGCATCGACCAGCTCACCCGTAGAGCGCGATGCGTGCAAGGTATCGCGCCCGATAACCGCTGCCAGGTTGTCTTTGACTTTCTCCAGCGCTACCTCGCCGCCCGCTTCAAGCATCTTTGTGATTATTTCATCTGTTTTTTCCCCAAGCCGCGACAGCCTCAGGAGAAATTCCTCCGGCATTGAAAATACTTTGGCTTTAGCCACCGGAAATCACCTTCTTTGCCAGAACTTCAAGATACATGCCGCGCCCGCGCACGTCCTCGACGCTCAAAATGTTGTAGCGCCCGTCAGCGCAAACGATAACCATCTGTGCCGTAAACACAAGGCCGGGGATTTTACGGAAGCGAAAGAGGGCGGACGCCTCAGAGAAGGCCGCCATGTTCGCCCATTTTTCATTGCCGCGCCTGTCCTCTTTGTAGGCGCGGATAGAGGCGAGGATGGTGTCGCCGGTGACCGCAAAACCCTCGCTATCCTTAACAGGCACAGTTGAGATGATATCGATAAAGGTATTCATCTTGCCAAAGCTCATATGCTTTTCCCCCAATCCCGGTCAAGCCGCAGCAGCAGATTAACCGTGTGCCACACCTGCTGACTTGCCTGCACGTTATCTGCAAAAAAGCCTGCTGTCGAGCCGTCTCTGGACTCGTAAAAATGGCTGGAGAGCATAATCACAGCCTGTTCGGTGGTGGGCGGCATGGCGTTCTCAAAGTAATGGCCTTCTGCAATATGCTGGTAGCTTTCGGCATAAGAAAGAGCGGCGCGGATAAAGCCTAAAAGTAGAGCATCGTCCGCGCCGTGTTCCAGAATCAAATTCGCCTTGACTTTAGGCAACAGGGTATCCATCACACTCATGCCGCCGCACCCCTACACTGTTTTGTGCTGGAGTACCTTGAAAGCTTCCGGCAGGATCACCCTGCCGTCCACGCGCTGAGTGGCCATAAAGCCAACCTGGCCCGTTACGGCAAACAGTTCGCTCAGTCGCTTGAACACCCTCCCTTGGCGGTCAGCCACCCAGTAATAGCTAAAATCACCGAAGATCACGCTTTTTGCTGCAGCCTCGATGGCAGGCATATACGCCGAGGTATAGAGTGGACGGTTTAAGATAGAGTCGGGCGTTCCCACTTGGATAGACGGCTGCCAGAGGTACTGGCCGGTGCTGTCTTTTAGTTTCCTGATCGCTTTGACGGTGGAGTCGTTCATCACAAAGACCGCCTTGTTGCGGTAGGGCGCTTTCAGACTGTAGAACAAATCAAGGATATCATCTAGCGAGATGGTAGTGGCATTTGCTGTTTGGTCGCCGACCGTTCCGGGAATGATGCCTTGGGGTTTGCCTATTCCGTCGCCTAATAGGAACGCTTCTTCTTCCTTGCCGCCGATTCTGCGGGCAAACTCTCTTGCGATGTAGTTTTCAAGGTCAAATACGGAGTCGTTTAAGAGTTCCTCGGAAACCTTAATCATGGTGGCAAGCTTATGGGCGCCGATTGACACCTGCAAGAAGCTGTCGTCGCTCTCAGGGATAGCGCCTTCCTCGTCCACCCAAGATGCGTTGCCCTTGCTCGCCACAACGGGAATCTTGCGGTCGCCGCTTGAGGTGGTGATGACATTTGCCAAGCGGCGAAAGATATTTTTTTCTTCTAAGGCTTCAACGAGCGTACGCTCAAACGTATCCGGCACAAGGTAGCCGCCTTCATGATCAGAGCCAACCTGCAGGGCGTCTATGACCTCGTACTTTGGCTTTTGGGAGCGCATGGCATTCCAGAACGCCTTCTTGTACTCGGCTGATGCTCTGCCGGTCAAATCCTTGCCGGGCGTATCTGCCGGGGCGTTGGTGATAGCCTTGTTAACAGGAAGGGAAAGCTCAAGGTCAATTGCGGCCTGGCGCTCCAGACGGTCGATTTCTTTGCCAAGCGCTACCACATCTGCCTCCATCTTCTCGTAGGTCGCGGTGTCTTCCGCAGAGATTATCCCGTCATTGCCTCTTTTTGAATCGAGAAAAGCCTTCGCTGTTTCCCAGGCCTTAGCCCTTTTTTCACGCAGTTCTAAAGTTTTATTCATTTTCAATTGCCTCCTTGTAATTTTAATAGTTCAAGTCTCGTGTCGAGTTCGCTAATGGGTTTGCCTGATGTCTTTTCTTTGCCCGGCAATTTGCTCATAAGCGAGTTGATAACCGCCATTTTGCTAAAGATTGCTCCCTCGTTTGCAGGAGCCGACACATCCGCATCCCAAAACATGATCTGGTCTGCAAAGCCAAGCTCTACTGCTTTTTTTGCATTGAACCAGCTCTCGGCATCCATCAAATGCGACAGCTTCACCCTTGAAAGGCCGGTCTTTAACTCGTAGGCGTTGATGATGCTTTCCTTCACCTCGCTTAGCATGCCTATGGCTTTTTCCATTTCCTCTGTGTCACCAAAGGCGATGGTCATAGGATTATGCACCATAATCATGGAAACCGGCGACATTAAAACCTCCCCGCCTGCCATGGCAATAACAGACGCGGCACTTGCGGCAATTCCATCAATTTTCACTGTAACTTTTCCTTTGTAGTCCATCAGCATGTTGTAGATCTGGCTTGCCGCAAAGACACAGCCTCCCGGCGAGTTAATCCAGACTGTGATGTCTCCGCTGCCGCTGATTAGCTCAGCCTTAAATTGCTTAGGCGTCACCTCATCGCCCCACCAAGTTTCCTCGGCGATGGCCCCGTCAAGGTAGAGGGTTCTGCCTTCTTCGTTTTTGACCCAATTCCAAAATGTCTTATTCAAGCTTCTCTGCCTCCTTTCCCGCACTACTTTTATTTGCGAATGCTTTACATTATGTCGGACTTTCCATAAGCGGCGCCGATGTCCTCAAGCTTTAGCATATTACCATTCATCGCATATACATCTCCATGCTCCACAGTATTTAGGTTTTCTAGCTTCCTTACATCATTAGGACTTAAAAAACCATTTTGAATCCCCACAGAATAACCCTGCATTCTTGAAGCATAGTCCCCTCGAAGAAGACCATCCACATTAAACTTGATAAAATAGTTCTCTTTCTCTGAACGTAGCAATAGTGCTTTTCGCAGTGCCATTTCCCAGCGAACCACCCAAGGATCAAGGGTGTACATGACAAATTCTCTTGATTGATTCTCTATATTGCTAAAACTAGATTTCTCCAAGTCTCCAATCAAATGTGGAGCTATTCTAAATATCCTAGCAATTTCGTTTAACTGAAACTTCCTACTTTCCAGAAATTGTGCCTGTTCAGGCGGAATGCCTATAGCCTGAAACTTCATGCCTTCTTCCAAGACTGCTATCCGATGCGCGTTTTCACTGCCCTGATAAACCGCGTTCCAGCTATCCCTTATCCGTTTAGGATCCTTGACAACCCCTGGATGCTCAAGCACTCCCCCTGGATTGGCTCCATTGGCGAATAGTTTGGCGCCATATTCCTCGCAGGCTAGAGCCATACCAATAGCGTTTTTTGCCATGGCGATGGGAGAGTAACCGACAAGGCCGTCAAAGCCAAGGCCTGGAATGTGCAGGACTTCATCCCTTCGAAGAATGACCGATCCGGTATCATTTCGGTATTCGTAGTAAAGCTCTCCGGCCAGCGTTCTATCAACCACCATCCTGTCGGGCAGCAGGGGATAGAGTGACAGTACATTTCCCCTGCCATCACGAATAATCTGTGCATAAGCATTTCCCCAAAGCAAAAGATGACCCATCAGTGTTTCTCGAAACACAAATGAAGTCATCTCAGGGTTTGGCTCGTCATGGAGTAAATGATAGAGGTGGTGATTTGTTGCTTTTTCCTTACCGCGTTCTGTGTGTTTGTAGGTATGAAGCGGCAGGCTCGCTATGGTTTCTGCTAGAATCCTAACACAGGCGTAAACCGCTGTGGTCTGCATGGCTGTGCGCTCGTTGACGCTCTTGCCGCTGGATGTTGTGCCGAAGAAGAAGCTGTAAGTAGAGCCAAACAGGCTGTTTGCAGGTCGGTCTCTGGCTTTAACTAACCAGCGCAAAAAAGGCAGCCTCATCGCTTTTCACGCTCCTGTTCAAGCTGGATTAGAGCCTTTAAGTAGAACTCGCCTTTTTGCAGGTCCTGCACGCCGCCTTTGTGTTTATAGCGCCACAGGTATTTCATGCAGTTGCCCCTAAGATATCCGGCAAACGCCTCAGCTGTCATGGAGGCACGCATTGCTTCAATACACTCAATGGTGCCGCTTGTATAATGTTTCGGGTGATTGACCTCATCAGACACTCCAAATCCCCCTTTCGTCATAGATGCTGCCGCCGGTATTGCCGGAACCGCACCGTATCGCTCTGTCCAGCGCCATAATGGTAGCCACCGCACCATCGATCCTTTCAGTACTTTTTTCTTTGTCAGGCTTGATATTGCCGGCCGGGTCAGTGCGGATGAAGATATTATCCATCATCCAGCGCAGGACGGGATGGCCGCCATGGGCGATTTTTTCCTCCAGCGTTAACTTCATCAGTTCCTTGGTAGGCGGCGACATATCTTTAAAGCCTTGCCCGAAAGGAACAACCGTGAAGCCAAGACCCTCAAGGTTCTGTGTCATCTGCACCGCGCCCCAGCGGTCAAAGGCGATCTCCCGGATGTTGTAGCGCTTGCCAAGCTCATCAATGAAGCGCTCGATGAAGCCGTAATGTACGACGTTGCCCTCGGTAGTCAGCAAATATCCCTGTTTCTCCCAGAGGTCGTAATGTACATGGTCGCGCCGGACACGCAGGCCGATATTGTTCTCCGGCATCCAGAAGAACGGGAGGACACTGTATTTGTCATCCTCATCCTCCGGCGGGAAGACCAGCACAAAGGCGGTAATGTCGGTAGTGGAGGAGAGGTCAAGCCCGCCGTAGCAGACCCGCCCCTCAAGGCTTGCTGAATCTATCGGGAAAGCGCATGCGTCCCATTTCGCCATCGGCATCCAGCGGACGGCTTGCTTCACCCACTGGTTAAGCCTAAGCTGCCGGAAGCTGTTTTCCTCGGCGGGGTTTTGCTTCGCGCTTTCGCAGGCGGCCTTCACCTTGTCGATGCCAACGGTGATGCCAAGGGAGGGATTTACTTTCTTCCACACCTTGGGGTCGGTCCAATCGTCCTCTTCCTTCGCCCCGTAAATGACAGGATAGAAGGTGGGGTCGTGCTTTCTGCCCTCGAGGATATCCTTTGCCTTTTGGTGCGTCTCGTAACAGATGCTCTGGGTGTCTGTTCCGGCAGTAGTAATTAGGAAGTACAGCGGCTGCCGCCGCGCGTCGCCGGAGCCTTTGGTCATCACGTCAAAGAGTTTACGGTTAGGCTGAGTATGCAACTCGTCGAACACAACACCGTGGATGTTGAAACCATGCTTGGAGTAAGCTTCCGCGCTCAACACCTGGTAGAAGCTGTTGGTCGGCAGATATATCAGCCGCTTGGTGGAGGCGAGTAACTTCACTCGCCGGGACAGCGCCTGGCACATCCGCACCATGTCGGCCGCCACCTCAAATACGATGCTGGCCTGCTGGCGGTCAGCCGCGCAGCCATACACCTCAGCGCGCTCCTCGCCGTCGCCGCAGGTAAGCAGCAAGGCGATAGCGGCGGCAAGCTCAGATTTGCCTTGTTTTTTGGGAATTTCCACATACGCTGTGTTAAACTGCCTGCAACCGTCTGGTTTCAGGATACCGAAAACATCGCGGACAATTTGCTCCTGCCAGTCGATCAGCTCAAAGGGCTTGCCTGCCCAGGCGCCTTTGGTGTGGGAGAGGGCTTGAATAAAAGACACGGCGTAGTCGGCGGCAGCCTTGTCGTAGTAAGAGCCTTCCATTATGAAGGAGGTCGGCCTGTATTTTTTTAGTTTGCGCAAAGGTTTCGCCTCCTTTTTTGAGCAAAGGAAAAGAGCCTCCGAGGAAGCCCTTTTTCCCGTTTATTACCACTGCTTGCGATTTACCCACCTATACCCCGGATCCTTATCCCCTCATTTTAATTTCCAAAAAGCCGGCTATTACCGGACACATATCCCAATACGGCACATACTTAAATATTCTTTCATTTCAAGCATTATCTCGTCGTTAAGCTCGCTCAATGGCCTGGGATTCATCTTGTATTTTTCTATATTCTTAGCTTTGAACCCTTCAATGACGAAAAGTACCAATTCAATAGCTTTTGCTTTGTCAATGTCAGGCCTTAAACCCGAAAGATCAAGGTTATGCATAATTGTTTGCATGGAACGTTCTAAGTTATCTTTCTTCATTTGGATAAGTTTTTGTTCGATATCGGGAGGAGAGTCCAGAAGCAGCTTTGCCAGAAAACCATATTCCAATGGATATTTTTCATATAATGACCACTTGCGCATAGTGAGATTAATCATGCGCTCAAAGATGTTTTCCCTATCAAGAACTAACCCATCGTAAAAACTGTCCCTTAGTATTATCGTGCAATAATCAACGAGATATATAAACAGCTCCTTTTTGCTTCCGAAGTAATAAAACAGCAAGCCTTTCGATATCCCTGCGTTCTTGCACATGGCATTTGTAGAGGCGCTGCTGTAGCCTGCCCGGGCAAATTCCTCAAGGCATACGTTTCGCAAAACTTCCTGTTTTTTATGTTCAAGATTTAGGAATGAGGGATGTGGAATCAATTTGATTGTCCCTTCCATAAAAAGCTATCAAGCTAAGAAAAATATACCTCAACCGCGTTAGGGATAAAAGCACCGCATCACGACCTTCATTACCATAAAAATGGAATCAGGCGATATTTGGTTTTTTGGCAGTATTCCCAGTATCCCGGCAAGTCCCTGCTCAACACTTTTTCCTCATTCAATATCCTGAAGATTAACGCCAATGGTATAGTTGCCACAGGAATTAATCCCCAGTATGAGCCAAGTGCAACAGGCGTCGGGATAAACATTATTAACATACCGAAATACATCGGATGACGGATAATACCGTAAAGACCGGTCGATATCACTTTTTGGTTTTCTTCTACCTCGATAATGCGAGAAGCATATGAATTTTCCCTGAAAACAAGAAAGATTAGCAGATATCCCAACAAAATGACAAAAAGCGATATAAAAATGATCTCAACCGGCACATCAGACCAACCAAAACGCCGATCCAAACCAGAAACAACGTAACTGGATAAAAATATAAAAGAGAATGCTATTTGAATAATCGTTTGTTGTTGTTCCTTTTCTTTCATTTTCATGCGCCGCACCAGAAACTGCGGGTCATTTTTGAGAAAATATGAAACAACAAATAACATGGGTATAACCAGAACGGCAATATAAGCATATACTTGCCAATAATTTAATGTACCGGCAGGCAACAATGTAATCAATCCCAGAAAAACTGGAAAAAATGAAAATCTGATCACAATTTTCCTGATTAAATTGTTCATCTCTTCTTTTGCCATCCCACTTGTCGACAAAAGATTTTTTTGAAACTTTTTTGAGCTATCCAATAATATCACCTCCAAAAAAATATTGACCACGTAGTCAATATAACACCGACTTGACCAATTGGTCAATACTCTTTTAGTGATCTTTTGTCAAAAGGTCACTTGATATCCGCTTCACCCGTCAGGATAAAGCGGCTGTATTCGGCTTTGTGTTCCTCCAGGTACAGCACAAGTTCGTAGAAGCCGCGCACAAAGGCCTCGTGCTGGATGCGGTTTACGTCAAACATAATTGGTGACGCCGCTGTCCCGGATGGTGAGGATTTGCTCTTTTATCTTTTCAGTCATGGTCAATTTCCTCCGCTTCCGCCGAATCAATAGTCGCCTGGCGCAGGATCTGCACATCAAAGCCCGCGTCCCTGTACCCTTCGAGGATAACCGAGTAGTAATAGCAACTTGGCTGCCCCAGCGGCCTGCCCTCGTTCATGATATACACCATCGCCCTGACGGTCTTGCCGCCCAGTTTCACCTTGACCGTTTCCTTGCGGTAGAAGTAGGGCCAGCCCTCGTAGCGGTCAAGCGCCGCCTCGTCAGCGGGCGTTATCTCCCAGACCAGCACCGGGACGCTGTAGCCCTGACAAGGCTCCACCGTCGCCACCGCGCCCTCGCGCGCGCCTCGGAACAGGAGCCGCCAACCATCCATCATGCTCGCCTCCAAAACCCTCGCTGTGGGGCATCTGTCCGCCATCTGTTCCCGGTTTAAGTTGGAACCGTAGGCGATGTAAAGCTTGTTGTGCTTATCCATTGTCTATCTCCTCCTTGCTCGCTGGCTTTGGGGGCGGCTCAGGCCGCCCGAAACCGCCAGGCCGCCGAGCCGCTTAAGTGTGCGGTCAGGTGTTCGCGGCAGTTGGCAAACTCCTCGCCGATGAAACCGATGCGGTTTAAGTAGGTCCGCATGGCGAATTTTTCGTTCTCAGCCTGGGGCTTCTTTGCCAAGGCGCATTTTTGCGTCAGCGCCTGGTGGTTCAAAGCCAGGGCGAGGACTATGTGGCTGCGAATCTTACCGGCGTGCAGCTCGCTGTTAAAGCCCCTCAGCTCCACCGTGCGGTTGCCGGTGAAAAAGCTGTGCAGGTTGAGGAAGTGGTACCTGCTGGGGTGGTAGTGGCGCTCTTGGCTTTCGTTGTAGCCCTCGTACCAGATCTCCTCAATCGCCCGCAGGGTCTTTGGCTTTCTGCGGTTCATTTTCTCCACCAGCAGACTGTCCATCTTCTTGCAGTAGCTCATCCGCTCCGGTGCAATCTGCAGCGCTTTGTAGAAAAGGTCATTTTTGCTGGCGATGATGTTTACGAAGTTGCGGAGGCTGCGCGGTGTGTGGCTTGCGCCGTCAAGGTGGATGTGAATGCCGCAGGAGTTGTTGGCGAAGGCCTTAGCTTTGCGCAGCTTACGCACTAACTCCTGCAGGGTGCTGATGTCCTCGCGGTAGGTGAGGATGGGGCTGACCAGCTCCACGCTGTAGTCACGGCCGGCCGGAACCTTTTGGCGGCCTTGCTTTGTTTGGCAGGTGATGCTGGCGTCGCTCATGAACTTCCAGACCCTGCCGTCCGGCGCTGTGACCTTTTTGGTGTCGTAGTAGTCGCCCGTGCTTGCTACCGTGCCGCCGAGGTGCTCCGCCGCGATACGAGCCGCCTCGCTTCTGGTGATGCCCGTGAACTCGATCTCAATCCCGAATTTTCTAGTCAGCATGATGTTTGTCCTCCTTGAGTGGTGTAGTGTACCTTTCGGTATGTACATATATCACTCAGGAGGGAAGTAATAGCAAGTCAATTATTGCAAATTTATCACAGAAATATCAAAGCTTTTTCACCGCGTCCTCACCGTGGACCACCCCAAGGTGCGAGCCACTGTCCCAGATTATGAAAACCGTGCCTGTGTCGTCCACAAAGTCAACCGTTCCGAGGTCGCCTGGCTTCAGCTTAGAGTATGGGTCGTTCATCCTGGCAAGTTCCACGCGGGTGCCTTGCGGATACTCTCTGCGCAGGCGCTCCACCGTCTCCTTAGAGGGGAACTTAGGCATCGGCGTCCACCTCCGCCTTAGACCGGGCGCCGCTCTTAAAAGCCGAGCTTCCGGAGAGATTTTTCAATAAAATTTTCCGTGCATCCTTATACTCGTCGCCCACAAAGCCGAGGCGGAGGAGGAACACACGAAAGGCGTACTTTTCGTTCTCCACCGGCTTTTCCCTGCCGGTGACGCGCTTCTGGACTTTTGCCGCCGCATACAGCGCGCCGATAAAGCGGGAGTAGGCGGCGACTGTTGCGCTGTCTATGCCAAACTTAAACCATGGGAACCTGAGTGTCGTTTCCGTGCGCTCGATAGGGAGAGAGTCCACCCCGATGGCCTTTTTAATGAGGGCGGCTTTGCTCTCAATTAGCCGGGTGAGGTTCTCAATCGCCGCATCGGTAAAGCCCGCAAGCGGCATTTCGATAGTCAAAGTGTCGCAGTGGTCGTCGGGGTCGACTTCCTCTTCCTCGGCAATTTGCATTTCGTCAAAGGCAGAAATATCATCCCCGCCGTACTGCCCATGATTTGAGTAATCGGGGACGTTTGCGTCTTCAAGTTTCATGCGGCGCACTTCGCTTTCTGCCCAAAGCTCGTTTAGCTCTTCAATAGAGGGGTTCGCATTCATCCCGCCAAGCCCGCTCTCGTAGGTATCGGGGTTGTCATATTCGCGTTCCACAGGTTCAAAGCCGTGGAGAGCATTTAGGCCTGCCTCAAGGTCAAGGTTGTCAGGACCTGTAACCACGCCGTACTTGTCGATGTGGTAGCCGCCCACCTCGTAGGCAAATGTCGAAGCTCCGAGATATTTTTTCGGGGCGGTTAGTTCCTGACTGATAGCCTCAACCAGTGATTTGCGCTCTGCGCCTGTTAGATTGTAGGTGATTTTCATTAGCTTGGCCTCCGTTTTCATGAATTCCGAAGGCTTTTGTTTGCCTTCCGGTGATTACATATATAATACGAAACCATACCCACCAGCCCTCGTACACATTAAGGCGTACTAATGAAACGAAGTCAAGACAAATAGACCGGTATCAACGACGAAATACCCGCCATATATCAGGATGTTGAATTATTGATTGTGAATACTTTATGCGGGAACGAACTTCAATCCAAGTTTTTGTGCTTCAGCAATAAGTCTATTTTTTCGGATTTCTTCCTGCTTATTTTTTGCACTTCCGTAACGATCTTCGTCATACAATTCGCCTGTGGTGAGCATATGGTAAATGATTGTTAGAAGCTTACGCCCAAGTGCAATAACTGCTTTCTTCATCCCTCTTCGACGGCTAAGCTTCCAATACCAGTCACGCAGATATGTCTTTTTACTTCGTGTTGCTGCCCACGCACATTGACAGAGGACACTTTTAAGATGTATGTTACCTTTTGACAACCGAGTGGATTTTTTCTTTCCAGCGCTCTCGTTATTACCCGGACACATACCAGCCCAAGAACAAAGATGCCCCGCAGTCGGGAACATTCTCAAGTTTGTCCCAAGCTCGGAAATAATCGTAACTGCTGTTAAACGCTGTACGCCAGGGACTGTCTCCACCAAGCGAATAGCTGCATCAAATTGTCCGGCACACTCCATAACTTTCGCTTCAATTTCTGCAATCTCCTGAAGGCAGTTCGCAAGATTACGTGTCAGTAGAGATAAAAAACTCCGTTCATGCTCAGTTAAGCGACCGTTCACAGCTAGCTTAATATCTTCAAGCTTATTTCTTGCTGTACCACGCAAATGAGATAGAACATCATCTGGCGAAATATATCCCACCTCGCAAAGCTTATGAATCAACGACATGCCAGACTGTCCAAAAATATCGCTCAAAAAAGTGGACAGCTTGAAACCGCACTGCTGTAAATATTTCTCCACCCGATTTTTGTGACCGGTCATCTCCTGTACAATAGTCTTGCGATAACGTGTCCAGTCACGAAGTTCACGAACCTGCCTTGGCGGTATATAACTTGCATTCAATAATCCCGCACGAAGCAAACTAGCAATCCACTTGGCGTCGTTGACATCCGTCTTTTTGCCGGGGACATTCTTCATGTGACGTGGATTGCTTACCGTCATATGAATGCCGCCTTCTTCCTCAAATACTGCTTCCAAAACATTGTAAATTGGAAACCAGTAAACACCTGTGCTTTCCATTGCTACTTCGCGGCATTTATTCTCAATTAACCATGATTTTAACATTTCCAAACCGCTTAGCAATGTGGGGAATTCTCTAATCTCCGACGTTGGCTCCTGATCCAGCGTTCCCTTAAGCAGGCAAGCCACTACAGCCTCCTTGTGTACATCTAATCCGCAACATACTTCCAATAAATCTCGCATATTATCAATCCCCTTAAATATAATATGCAGAATGGCTTGCTAAGAGAAATTTGAAATATAATACTCGTGCTATTCCTTAGCGAATTACGCAAAGGGCAACATGTAACTGTGCTCCAAAGCAAGCCCTGTCAAGATCACTTACAAGTTCAGAATCTTAGATAAATGTCGACATTATCCTGCCATTCAATTTTACTATGTCGTGAGTTGCAAGAACAGGTTTCATTCGTTATTGTGTAATTTATTTCATGGCAGATCACTTAAGAAGGCTATAATAGCAAGAGATTATGTGATAATAAATATCAAGGAAAAGCAGCCACTTACCCTTGTGTGTATGACACAATCCCGCCGAGGACAAATACCACGCACGGTAAAGCCACGCCGTTACCCCACATTTTATAAGCCGCCGCATCGCTACATGGGTCTTTTAACCATTTGACTATCTGGTTACGGCTCTTTGATTTCGTAGATGTACCCATAGTAAGACGGTGGGTTTCCCAGACCTCCGACCAAAAAGCGATATCCCCATCGGCTGGCTCAATTGTTCCAAGCCCCGCACACCAATCTGGCGGGAAGCCTTGAAGCAAGGCGCACTCGGTCGGGGTGAGTCTGCGGATAATGTAATGCGATCGGTTCACCATTTGCGTGTCCTTATAGTCCCGCGCCATCAGCGTGGATGCTTTTTCTTCATACACAGAGGGGAAACAGCACGTGGTCATGGAATAGACCGTGGCATGGCGGTCAACAGTATTAAGAGTAAAACACACATCCTCATTTATGCCATCACCCTGCGGGCCGTTCTTTTCTTCGCGCCCAATCATACTTCCTTGCAAGATATATGTCTGTTGCTGGTTCTGCGTAAACACCACAGGCTCCACAACAGCAATGCCACCCTGATTGCAGGCTGGGTTGCCGCCGTTTTTATCCAGCGTTCGGGAAGTTTCCGCTTCATAAATACCGCTGTGCGGGTTTGCCGATTTCATGGAATTGCTGTCTTTGGAACAGATGCCGTAAACCTTCGGCACGAACACGGTCTGCTCGTTGCTTGTGGACAGCGTCGCCGATTTATTGTCTTGGATGAGCGCACCATTGCCACCTCCTTTGCAGCCGCAACAGATTTTCAGAGTTTTCGTCTCAAATACACACTGCGTTCCCTTGAAGTCCATGCAGGTGAGGGTGTCTGCCACGTCCTCACCGACCGTCAAGGCATACTGTCTCTCGTTCATAACGAGCGGGACATTGCCGCCGCCGGTTCCCATACGTTCCGTGAGGGTTTGCACCGTTCCGCTCTCGTCAATTTTTATTCTTGAATCGGTGGGATGGTTTTCTATCACTACTGCCAGTTGATTGTCGCCCATGTCGGCACGGAGCGCGCCGGTGGGTTCGCCTTGCCACACATGGCCGCCAAGCCTCGATGCTGCTCCCGGCTCGAACACGATAGGCTGATGCCCGTGTTCCTCGGCGCGGAGTGTAGCGGTTATTTCTTCCGTGACTGACATATAGGCGCCGCCTTGGTCGTTTAAGACGCTGACTGGGCTTCCAGAGCCAGCCGCAAGACCTCCGGCAGTTGTTTGCCACGGGAACCCGCCCTGCGGAGGATTCCCTGACAGGCGCGACTCGTCAAATAGTATTTTTCCGGCACGTTCGCCTGTAAAATCGATGACAATGTAACAACGGCGGCGGCGCTGGGCGACTCCCCAAAATTGAGCATCAAGCGTTCGCCAACCGACTGAGAAACCGTCTTCCACAATCTCGCCGCTAGTTGACCATTTGCTCTTTTCAGGCAAAGGTACTGACAGGGTTTTGTCTTTAATTTTAATGAGTTCATTGAGTACCTCCTGAAAATCCAAGCCATTATTGCTTGAGTACATACCCGGCACGTTCTCCAGCACGGCGAACTTCGGGTATTCGTTGTCGGTAGCGGCGAGCATCTCTTTAATGATCCGAGGTATCTGGTAAAACAGCCCTGACCTTGCACCTTGAAGCCCGGCGCGTTTGCCAGCCACGGATAAATCCTGACAGCAAAATCCCGCCGTGATGATGTCCACAGGCGGAATGAGTGCGCCGTCTATTTTATTGATATCGCCGTAATGCCGCATAGTTGGCAGGCGCTTGGTTGTAACCCTTATTGGGAAAGGTTCTATCTCTGAGGCCCAGACCGGTATGATCCCATTTAAAACGGCCCCAAGCGGGAAGCCGCCCGAGCCGTCAAAAAGCGAGCCGAGGGTAAGCTGTCTATTCATCTTGAATCCTCAATTCCAAAAGAAAAAACGCCCGTTACCGGACGCCAGTTTCGACGGACAACCATGTTCATGCACCGTTCATAAACCCTCATCTTTACATTTTGTGAAGGTTCCGGCACATTCTCGTTTAATCTGGCAAATTCTCCAAACATAAGTTGAGCGGCATAATTGTATGCCATAGCGCCTTCTCGCTCTGTTAGGAAAACGCCAAGATGTATTGCTTTATCGTTATACTTAATTCTCGTCTCCCAAACGTTCTTTCCCTTACGTCGCAAAACGCCTTTGTACTTTGATGTACACACTACGTTAGGTTTGCCTCGATTGAACGCGTTTGTCTGAGTGGTCGCTATACGAAGGTTGGCGCGACGATTGTCTAAACCGTTTCCGTTTATGTGGTCTGTTTTCACATCATCATTAACCTCAAGAATTTGGCGATGCATTGAGAGCGTGTGTCGTGGTTTTCCACGTTGCCGGGGCAAGCTGCGAATTGCGTATCCCCTGGACTGATAATTGTTGGGCTTAAATGCCCAGTTAAATCCGCTCAATATCTCAAAATCCTCATCGTCCACTATCACGCATTTTCCCCGCGTCAATTGGAGGGTTTTAATATTAAGCGCACCTCCTCGAATGTCACTCTCTTTCCTTTGCGCTCGAATGTAATTGCCTGATCAGGAAAACTTTCGTGAAATCGTTTAATACTGGCACTTGCGTATTTCGTGTCAATTTCCATTGCGTAGCAGATACGATTGGATTGCTCGCAAGCCATCCCGGTTGAAAAACTCCCTGAAAACAGATCGAGCACGATGTTGTTTGCAGTGCTGCTGTTTTTGATTGGATACGCGAGCAGTGGAACAGGCTTCATTGTACAATGAATATTATTCTTTGAAGACTTGTCAAAATTCCAAATTGTGGTCTGTTTCCGATCGGAGTACCACTTGTGCTTGCCCTTTACTTTCCATCCAAAAAGGCAGGGTTCATGGCGCCATTGGTACGGTGAACGGCCAAGCACCAAGCTCGGCTTGACCCAAACGCACGTACCGGACAACTTGAATCCAGCCTCGCGGAACGCCCGTCGGAAGATTTCTCCCCCGGTATCTGCGTGAAATACATATGCACTGCCCTCGTCATCAAGCGCCGCCTCGGCAGTTGTGAACGCAGCAAGCAGAAATTGGTATAATGCTTCACCCCGCAGATCGTCATTTGCGATCTTTCCAGCTTTTCCCTCGTATGATACTCCATATGGTGGGTCGGTTAGCAGGAGGTTCGCCCTCCTACCTTCCATCAACCGAGAAACGTCTTCTGCCTTCGTCGCGTCTCCTACGAACATTCGATGTCGTCCGAGCGTCCAAAGATCACCTGTTAAAGCAAACGGCGGATTGCTTATCGCCTTGTCCACGTCGAAGTCGTCGTCTTTGACTTCCTCAGCGCCTCCCATCAAGTTGTTCAGTTCCGCGTCATCAAAGCCAAGGAGCGAAATGTCAAAATCAGCACCTTGCAAATCGGCAATCTCTACTGCCAACATCTCCGCGTCCCAGCCGGCATTTAGGGCAAGGCGGTTGTCGGCAATGATATATGCTCGCTTCTGTGCTTCGGTCAGGTGCTCAACCACAATGCAAGTAAGCTCATTTAGTCCCTCGGCACGAGCCGCAACAAGTCGCCCATGCCCTACGAGCAGATTGTATTTCTCATCAACAACCAGCGGCGCGACCACACCGAATTCACGAAAGCTGGCACGTATCTGAGCTATTTGCTCTTTGCTGTGCGTTCTGGCGTTTCGAGCATACGGCACAATTTTATCAATTTTTACTATTTCAGACCGCTTGGCAAGTATCATTTGTCCTTCCTCCCTTTCCTCCCGGAGAGTAGCGCCTCCATTATGTCGTCCTGCGGATTACCCACAAATGCTGTGGTGCAGTTTTGCTTGACGATGTCAAAAATCTCATACCAGATGAGATTTGCCTGTTTCTGAAATGACTGGCTCATCTGCACAAACGGGCTGCTCATCGCGCCGCCTGTGGTCGGGTGCTTGCCCAAAAGCCCGTAGGTGCTGATTGCTTCCTCGCACTGGATGTAGCGCGTGAAGGCTTGCGCATATGCTTCAATCAGCCGGGGGTTAACAAACTTCTCACACCCACGCTCTTTAAGCCAGCTCCATGTTTCAATAAATAGCGCGTCCGCGCCAAGCGGCTTGCCGTCCTTTTGCCTTGAGCTAAGATAATCGCTTGGCGCCGGCATATCCTCGCCAGATAAAGCCGCCGCATCACCTAGTTCGCCAGCTTCAAGCTGGGACTCAGGAGGCAGTTCCGGGGCTTCCAGAATCCGCGCGGCCTTGCCTGCCGTGATTTTTTCCGCAAGGGGCTGCGGTTTATCACCGGCGCGGACACGGCGGCCGCCCCTGTTTGTTCCGTCTTTTGCCACGCGCCTTCACCTCCTTGCTGTGGTGGGGGTTAATCCCCCGTTTGAACCGGTATTTTTTCACGCGTTGGGCCACGCCCGTTGAATTCCTATCTGAATACAGGGATTTAGACCGCCCTAGCCCCAACGCCCACCTTCGCGAGCGGTAATCTCTGAATGGCAAGAACAACATAAAGCACTTAGATTCTCATAGTCGTTAGTACCACCCTGTGCGAGCGGCTTGACGTGGTGGACTTCCTGAGCCGGTGTTACCCGACCATACTGCAAGCAGTTCTCGCACAATGGATACGCCGCGAGGAAGCACTTCCGCACCTTCCGCCATGCACTGCCGTAGAGCTTGTGTGTTGCCGGGTCACGCTGGTAGCGTTCGTAGCGTTTAGCTTCAGCTTTCTCGTGTTCTTCGCAAAACCGTCCGGCTGTCAGCTTTGGGCAGCCGGGATTAGAACACGGCCGTTTTGGTTTAATAGGCATTGTGTTTGACCTCCTAGTAAACAAAAAACCCTCGCGGGAAACTCCCATGAAGGTTATTTTCGTTATCTTCGATACCTCTCTACTCACCATAATACACTATCAAAACCGCATTTAATCACAGTGATTTAATCGCCTTTTTTTATACAATCCCGTAAGCTTCTTCTGAGGATGCTCCCATGAAGGCTATTGTTGGCATCTTCGATACCTCTCTGCTCACCATAATACACTATCAAGACCGCATTTAATCACTGTGATTTAATCGCTTTTTTTTCCCGCAATTCAGTGAGCTTCTTCTGAAGGCTGTCGTAGTTTTCAAAGCAGTAATCATAATGCTGCCTTACTTCTTTTGGGATTTCAGGGATATTAAGCAAATCGAAATATAGTTCCCGGCACTCGCTCCCATTTTCCCAAAATCGCATGGCACTCACTTCATCTGCCGTGAAGGTAATATCTTCTTCTCTTCCCTCGTCCAAGGCGCGATAAACATACGCCTCAAGTTTTCCGCCAGCAGAGAGTGCTGATAACCGCATTATCTTTTTAAACATGCTCTGCAAGTCCACCACTGATAGATGCAGCACTGCGGCAGCAAGTGCCCTATATTGCTTTTCCATCAT